ATAGCTGATGGATCAACTCAAAGTCTCTCTGCAACTTATGATCCTGACAGTAGTAAAACAATACTTAGCTTTGATAACGTTTCAAATAATTACGGAGTTTCAGTTTTACATACACCAAGCACCATAGCAACCACCAGAGCCGAAGTAGCTAGTGGTCAAGCTGCATCAATGGACATCATAGGCTCTGTGTCAGATAACCAGATTGGCCTTACAGCAGGACAGCAATACTTTGTACAGACAGATGGAACGATAGGCGAGACAGCAGCAACGCCAAGTGTACTGGCAGGGACTGCTATCTCTGCAACCGAACTCATTGTTAAGGAGTAAGTCATGTATGAAATGTTAGACATGATGATGCAGTGGCTTGTTGCTCCAATAGTCCTTGTTGTATGGTTTCTGTTTATGAAATCAAGTAAAAACGAAAGAGACATAGCAGTCTTACAAGCACAATATGAAGCTAATAGATTAGCCTACGATAGAGAGATGAAAGAATTAAAAGAAACTGTCAAGGCAATCTTTAATAAGCTAGATAGTATAGAGCAAGCACTAAGAGATAAGTAATGGACCCAGTAACTTGTGTTGCAATGGCTACAGGTGCATTCAAGGGATTGAAAGCAGCTATTGGGGCAGGGAAAGACTTACAACAAATGACAGGACAGCTTGCTAACTGGGGCAAAGCTTTCTCTGACTTTACAAATATAGAAGAACGAGAGAAGAACCCTCCGTTCTGGAAGAAGACGTTCAAGGGGTCTGACGAAGAGACCGCTATTGAGATCTTCGCTAATAAGAAAAAAATGGAACAGATGAGGGAAGAGATAAAAGATCACATCTCTTGGAACTATGGGCCTAGTGCTTGGAAAGAAGTTTTAGCTATAGAGGCAAGGATGCGTAAACAGAGAAAAGATGAACTTTATAGAAAACAAGAGATGGTAGATAATGCTATAAACTGGGCTATAGGTTTAACAATCTTTGCTACAGGAACAGCAGTTTTATTGGGTGTTTTTTACATGATAGGTAAAGCTCAAGGTAGGTGGTAATGTGGTTCTTAGTGTGGATGCAATTTACGATAGGAACTCGTGAGTTCGAGTACTACCAAGTAGGTACATACGGATCAGAAGAGGCTTGCAAAGAAGAAATGGTAAAAGCAAGAGTGATGATAACGAATAGTAAATCAGCGGTGCATTGCTTTGAGGTTGATAGAAGTAAATAATAAGTTTGTAGTGTATGATAAGAACGGTAAGGTTATGATAATTACCCGAAATAAAAAGATTGCAATAGTTTATGCGAGGGACAATGGCACACACAGTAATTGATGATTGGAAAATTATACCAAGGTTGATGATGTTGGCTGTAACTATACTAACATATCAGGCTGTTCATTGGTACATGGCTTTACCTGATCCGACAATACAACAGTCAGGTCTTGTGTCTGTTTGCATGGGTGCATTAACAGGGTGTTTTGGTATTTGGATGGGTAAAGAATCTAAAACAACAGTAACACCAACGAGAGTGATACATGAAGAATCTTATAGTAAGTCTTCTGATAAGTAGTCTTCTTGTCGGATGTGCAACAATACCATCATTCCTTAATCCTTTTTCTAGTAAAGGAGGCCCTTCTGTAAATGCCAATGTCCTTGCAGGTAAAGAGAACACACAACAGTTGGTCGGACAACAGAACCAACAGGATGCAGGTAGAGACATTAATACAACGACAGTTACGAAAGAAGTCGAAGCGGAAAAGATCGAAGAAATCAAAATCTCAAACACGAATATACCAATCTGGGTTATACTCTTGCTCTTGCTTGGGTGGTTACTGCCCACACCAACAGACATATTTAGAGGGATTGGGAACATATTCTCTACAGTCTTTCAGAGGAAGAAATGATATGAGTTTTAAGTTAGGTAAAAGAAGTATAGAAAAACTAGAGGGTGTTGATCCGACACTCGTTAAGATAGTTGAAAAAGCGATTCAAGTGAGCGAACAGGATTTCTCTGTGATTTGTGGGTTAAGAACCAAGGCAGAACAAGAAGCTCTTGTTGCAAAGGGCGCATCACAGACTATGAAATCTAAACATTTAGAAGGCAAAGCCGTAGACCTGATGGCATACGTTGCAGGATCAGGCGGTAGATGGGAATTAAATCTATATGATGAAATTGCTGATGCTATGGCTCAAGCAGCATCCCTTTTAAGAATTACTAATTTGCGTTGGGGGGCAGCTTGGCATATAAATGATATAGGATCTTGGTGGGAGAACGGTAAGCCTATGGAAGAAGCTATGAATGATTATGTTGATCTAAGACGGTCACAGGGGCGAAGGCCCTTTATAGACGCTCCCCACTTTGAGCTTGTATAAAACTAAAGAGGCCCCTTATGGGGCCTTTTCTTTTATTAGTTCTTTGAGATACCATTGAGCTTTTTCTAGGTCTTCTACTCCATTCTTGTACCTGTATCGCCAGAGATATTTTATTATATTCCCCTGTAGGTAATGCTCATACCCCTCTCCTGTTGCGGCTCGAATAGCATCAATACATTCGATACCTGCTTGATTATAATGTTTCGGGTTATTTACTATGTCAGACATTTTCCACCTGTGGTAAGATTAGTTTTGATATTGGCATGTTGTAAGCATCTGCTTTGAATGTAAAGTTGTTCGAGGGGTCTTTGTCTCCCTTCTTGAAATGGGTACTATCCTCATAGTATTTATCTCTAGGATACCAACCAAGAAACCAACCAACATGAAGGTCATTATGAACACGTACAAAAGCGTAATAGTCGCACTTCTGTTTGTAGTAAGTGTTTATAGAACATTCATAGAAGGGTTTTGGTTCTACTGAAGTCCTCTTGGTCTTAACATCAACAGTTTTTCCATCGGGGAGTAGTATGTCATAATCTACATTCTTAGCTATATTATCAAACCTACCACCTAAAATAGACAAAGCTATTTCTTCCCCAACAAAACCTGCTAGATTGCCTTGACCTCTTGTTATGCTGCGACCTAGAGATCCTAATTTCTTAGCTTTATCTCTAGATCTAAGTAGCATATCGTCCTGTACGATAACCTCTATCATTATATATCTACAACCTCACATACATCACCTGTACAAGCAAAGGTCTGACTAGATTTTGTCGTGTCCTCTTTCTCGTACTCTTCGAGTTTAGACCAATCTATGTATTTCGGGGTGTTATGGTATAACATGTCATAGTCCTCTTTTGTACACTCTTGATAAGGTGCTTGCTGATAAACATGATCTGAATGAGGTAGGAAGGATACCCCAGACATTTCATCAAAGTGTTTATAAACAAATGCACCTACCTCAAACCATTCATCATCCCTTACTGTACAGGTGATACTTGGCTTATGTTCACACCAATGTCTCTGGTATATAAGCCATGTTTCTAATTGTTCAATAGCTGTGAGATTATTTCTTACAATAGCTCCGTCTGGAGATTTGATAGGGAAGCTAAACACTGTTGTTGTGTCTGGCTTCATAACACAAGGTTCGCTAGATACTCCTTGATCTTTTAGGAACTGAGTTAATGGGTCTTTGTTATCCCCTCTAACTGTGCGAACGTAATAATCGCTGTGGCGAGAATGAATCCCACTAGCGGAGTCAACAAGTTGAGAGACAGTACCACTTGGTTTGACACAAGTGATAGCAGTAGAAGGGTTGATACCAAGACGTTCAGCCCATTCAGCATTTGTAGTAATCGCAACATTTCGTAGCCTTTCTAAGGTTTTGCCTAGACCGCTATTCTCTTTGGTCAGGATTGGGTTATCCATTATCCCTGTGAGTGACACACCCAACAGTCGTTCTTCTTCTGTATTTCGCTGCCACACCTTTCGCAAGTAGGGGAATTTGGTGTATGTTGATTGGATTGTTCCCAGAATTGTTGCCAAACGGACTTTTCGCTCCAGATCGTTAATAGTATCCTCTTTGCGAACAACAACTTCTGTAAGATTGCAGAACTGATAGGGCCGTAATATAATTTCACTACAGGGGTTACAGCCGAAATCATGTTCAATGTCTCTTCTCCCATTCTTTGCAGCTTGTTTTTTAGATGCTTCACGGTTAAATATACCCCTCTCTCCTGATTTACTTTCAATAAGAGCCAACCATTCTCTCATAAAAGTTTCTGCCTCTGGTTTTTCTGTATATGCTACAGAATTATTAGATAGCGCCCTATGTCCATTGTGCTCATACCATAGCCCTGATTTAGCATGACGCATACGATCATCCTGTAGGTTAGATAAGCTGATCATAGCAGATCGTCTGACACCGCCAGAGACAACCACATTTCCTATGAAGCACATAATATCATGGCACTCTAAAGAGGAAAGCTGCCGTCCTTGTGCTCCATTGAATGTTGATAAAACAAAGTTAAATAAATCAATGAGTGGGGCAGGTCCAGACGCTCGACCACCAAAGATCTTTAGTCTAGCTCCTGCAGGTCTGATTTTAGATACATCCCACTTAGGAATCTCACCAGAATACAACAATGCAATAAGTAGTCTTAAAGCTTTAGCCCAACCCTCTTTACTATCTTTAACAGTAATTGTTGTGTCGCTATCAAATAGAGTAGGGACTTCTGGTAGTTTCTCAATGTACTTGCGTTCTACACTGAAACCTACACCTGTGCCACAAAGCAAGATATACATAGCTTCATCGAATGATTTGATGTCATCTACTGGAAGATAAGAGCAGTTATACCCTGCAGTGTTATCACGATCTAAGGCAGTACCTGCAGTCATTAAAGCTCTCATAGATGGCATAACATCTAGCTTAAGTATTGCCCTACCGATAGAGTCTACAAAACTATCATCTCCTACCACTGGCTTTACAACGTTATCCATGTAGCGGTTAACAGTTTCATGCCAAGTCTCACGCCTACCTTCATTCTCCACCCATCTTGCATATTTACCTATAGCAATATACTGCTGATAAGCTGTTGGAATTGTATTCTCATTACTTTTCCAACTTTCATCATAGTAACCAAATGCGTCTAGGTCTGTTTCATTAAGCATATTCTACCATCCTTCCATAAAATTCTGTTGCCCCTTTATGTTCTGCATCGAACAAATACCAACAGCAGTTGTCTTTTCCTACGCTCTTACTTCCTTCAATCCACTTAACTCTTCCAACACTAACAACCTTAGAGCAGTAGGTCATTAAGATAGCCGACTGCTTTGTGTGCATCCAATCTGCATCAAACAGTAGCCAAGACTTACAGATAGCCATAAAGTTATCTATCATTGCATGTAATATCTGTCTTTCCCAAGGTGGGTTAGTTATTATAAATGTTTCTGGGTCATAAAGCTCCGTCTGTAATTGTAATGCGTTAGCCCTCAATATATCTGCTCTTTGAGGCTCTATATCAATAGCCCCATGACAAACACCTGATCCACCTGTAAGGGTGTGTATATGATCTATGAGTCTGCCATCCCCTGCACAAGGTTCGATGTAATCAAACTTATACGGCAAGTGGGCTATAAGCGGCTCAATAGCCTCTATAGGCGTAGGATAATAATCCCTTGGCCTTCTTTCAAAGTCACTACGTTTGCCCATTAGTGAAGCTTCTCTGAGGCTATATAGAACTCTAATTCCACTGGCTCTAAAGTTGGTTGGCTTAACCTCTTCTTAAACTCGTAGGCTGAAGTAACATTGTCAAAAGGGATATCATCTATGAAAACCTCGTCATCATCTCCCTGTATCTTACAATTTAACCATATGTTGCCCTCTGGATCTTCTACTGGGCCATCTAAAACTGCGTGAACTTTATACACTACTTTCTCCATCTCTTTATAAGCTCCATATAGTGATCAAGTCCAACCATTACAACCCAGTCTTTTCTATCAGCCCTGAAAAATACAACAGGCTCATAATTACCTTGGTCTGCTTGTGACATCCAATCATAAACCGTTTGTAGGTTCTTCCTTCTTTTAACTTCTATCGACAACGGTAGGAGTTTTCTTGCTTTTGGGGATAACTGAATGTCTTCTCCAGATTGCCCCATAGCCGTACTTCTAACATCATCAGGCTCTAGTCTTGGAAATGCCTTGAGGATAGCGTCTCTTATCTCTTGTTGGCCTAGTCTCCCTTTGGCTTTACTGGCACTGGCGGTTCCCATATCTCTCCCTCCCTCCGTCTTAACCAAAGTAATCTGGCATTTTCTAAAACACGGTCTGTGTCTCCATCATACTCTTTAATACAAGCTTTCCAGAGTTCTTTTTCTGTTTTGCATTTATCAAGCATCTTATCAGCAGTCTTTTTGCCAACTTGATAAAGCCCGACAATATTATCCGCACTATCTCCAGACAGGATCTGTGAGTAGAAGAACTTTAAACCTGACCAATCGTCAACTTTAGTCCATGCCCCTGTGTTGAAGTTAAAATGCCAACAGGGGATCTGCAGCATATCTTTATCTATGGATGCAACAACAGTATCAGAGCCTAATCTTGTTGCCTCTTTCGCAATAAGATCGTCAGCTTCCTCATCTTCGCTAATAATTGCATCATACTCCTGTACCATAAAATCTCTAATATGACTCAAGTGTATAGGTTTTTCTCGCTTTGACCTATTCCCCTTGTAGGGAAAGGATTTAGCAATGTCATATCTAAAGTTTCCTTTACCTGTGAGGAAGACCATGTAATCGCTTTTGTCTGGAAAAGGTAAGGCAGTTTCCCCAAGAATGTAATCAAGAACATCCATACACTTTTCTTCTGCGTCCTTGGGGGAACTATCTTCAGTGGCAAAGGCTGCTCTATAAGCAACAATATCACCATCAATCAGCACTTTGCCTTTGATCATTAGAAATCACTCCAGATCATTTCGCCATCATCTTTTTCAACGGCTACTGCTTTTACATAGGTAAACCCTGCGGCTTGGCAAAACTCACTAAACAACCAGAGAAGACCATTTATATCTTCTATGTCTTCACGTTCCATAGAGGTTTTACCTGTGAAGCCATCGTCCTTAGATTCTGATTCAGCTATGATCTGTATTTTCATGTTACCCTACCATAAAGAGTTCATCGTCTTCTGTTATTTCATCTAGTGAAACATACGAGACATGTTCAGTTACACCTACGTTTAGTAGTCGGATACCTGCACCACTTGCATAAGTCTCGAACTGTACTTTTGCCTTAGTGCCGTTACCCAATGCACCGTCTTTCTCAAAGTCCCACAACCGTCTGTTGTCTTTGCCCTGAGTTAGGTCTACAACTTTAGGAACGCCACCGTAATCAACCTCTACAGGATCTCCTGTCTTACGGTCAGTAAAAGTTTTAATGTCACTCACGGCTCGTTTGAGGCGCATAAATTTACCAATGCCATAATCTGAGTTACCCTCAAGAATACGATCACTGTTCATAGGTTTTGGGTCAAGCCCACCTGCGATTAATTCTTGAATTTGGTTTTCGTCTGTGAAGTAACCGTTTACAGCGTACTGACCACCCTTCTGAAAGATTGCCTGTGCAGCACGAGGTCCATCAGGGCTTCCCATATCTGCGTTTTGGGGGAATACTTTTGCGTATTCAAGAACCATATCCATAGTATATTTTGTCATTCGAGTGTCCTTTCTAGACTCTGGTAATTATATATATGTACTTTTTTCGTAACTTTAGACACAAAATATAAAAAATATTTTAGTGTATCTCTGCATACGATTTGCCAAACTGTGCGTCTACGCCTAAAACAACATTTAATTGTAGATCTTGGTTCACAGATTTGATTGCTAAATCCATCACGTTTTCAATAACATCTTCTTTTCCCTCTTCAGTTAAAGCTATCACTTCATCATGGAATTGACCTATGGTCTGTATTCCCATCTTACGGCATTCTTTTACCCAACTGTCGAAACAATAGACCCCTGTTCCCTGATTTAGAGTTGAGAACCTGTCCTTGTCAGACCTTAAACTGTACCAGAACTTTGAAACTGGGTTTTGTATCCATTGTGATCCGTTTACCTCTCTTATTGTAAGATTGTTTGCTACCTTCTGTACTGCCCAGTTACGTGACCAAAAGGCATCTAGTAAGCTCTGGGCCTCAGACTTACTCATACCTGTCTCACGAGCCAGTTTAGAAGCTCCTACACCATATGTAGCAGAGTAGTTAACCACCTTATAATTCTTACGCAAGGCTTTCAGTGATCTTTCACCAGAGTTGTGTTTGTCAATATCATCTTGTGTAACAATACCTGCATGTTTTGCTAGGTCAAGGTGTGGATCAAAACCATCCTTGCTCATTTCCTCTACATAGTCTGGATCTAGTGGTTTCATGTAGTGACGTTTCGTTGTGTCTTCTAAGGATGTCATATCAGCACCGCACAACGTATGACCCTCTGGAGCTACCAGACAACCTCTAATCTCTTTTCCATAAGGTCTGTCAACGGAAGGCAGATTGACAAGTGGCTTGGCGTGTCGAAACCGTAGTGTATTTGTAAAACCTGCGATAGACGCTTTGACATAGCCATTTCGCTCTGATTCCAACATAGACTTGAGTATGCCAATCCTATGAGTGAGAACTGACAAACCATCAAGAAGAGCAATACTAGGTTCAATCTTCTCAAGTTCTTTAACTGACGAGCATAATTCTCCATCTTTCCTGACCTGTTCTATCTTGCGTTCACTTCTATCATCTTCCCTCACGTATTTGAAGGTTCGAGGCTTCCACCCCAGAGAGTCGAGCCAATCTTTGACTTGTACCATACTGTTAGGGTTAGCAAGTTCTTCCCCTGATTTGACCACCATACTCTGTGTAGAAACTGGTTGCCTCTCCTGTTTGCAAAGCTGTACCCATTTTTCCCCATGTGAAGACAAACTACCGTCTTTTTTGTGCATGTTCTTTGGTCGGGTCTTGGTAGTAAATAATATACGTTTTGGCATTGCATTAGCCAGAGCCTCGATTTTGTCATTCTTTAACCCTTCCCATTCCTCTAAGTGGGTCGTTGCTTTTTCTACATCTAATTTCCACTGCAGGGCTTCCTGCTCTGCTGCACACTGCATCTTGAACATCAGGTAATCAACAAACCTATTTTTATCTCTTTGATCTGGATACAGCTTCTCTAGTTTGTAGTTCAGACGATTAAACAACACAGTATTGATGCGAACATCTTCATCACAACGATGTGCATATTCCTCTGGGGATAGGTTTTCCCAATCGTCAATCTTTGGCTTTGGTACACCAAACTCTTCACCATAACTAGCAAGCCCATGACTAGGGCGATAGAAGTCCAGATACCATGACAAAGGTAAAGTGTCGATTAGCCTTGCTTTTACCTTAATGCCTAGCACTTTTTCCACTGCAGGGATGTCAAAGCGAATAATGTTATGACCAATTAGTATTGGTGCTTCTGTAAAGAAGATACGCATAGCCTCATAGTCGTGCGTATGATGTACCTGTTTGTCTTCACCTAACCAAGACAACACATGAATCTTTGTGCTATCTAGTCCGTCTGTTTCTATGTCAAATATACTCATAATACCTCTCGTAGTGTAAAGCTATCAGAACTAAATCTCATCTTGCCGCCTCTTCCTTCTTCACTGCAGGGGCGGTTTTTTTGTACGCTGATGTAAGTTGTGTTGCGCTCCTCTGGATCGTCAGCTTCTTTGTCACGAGCTAGGTCAAGTATAACCGATGCACGTTGACCAATCATCTTACAATATTTTGGATCACCATTTTCATTTGTGTGTGCAATTGTTACGATACCCACGTTTAGTTCTGCAGCGAGTTTAGATAACCTGATAGATAGGTCAGCAAGCATAGCCTCTTTGCTTTCTTCTGATGTACCTGCAACTACATCCTGTATCGGTTCAAAGAATACAAACTTACAATCACAGGCTTGACTGAAGAAACGTATCTGATCACACAGTTCATCAGCACCCTGACCATCAGACAGATAAAACTGATACAGGTTTTCGTCCTTCGTAATTCCCTTGATGGCCTCCACGACTAATTCCCCTGCGTCCTTATCTTCAATCAAATCCCTTCGAGTAAGGTTGTCACCAACGTGATAAGACACAAGCCCAAGGAGAGATCTTAGTTTTGTCTCTTCGAGATGCCAAGTTGCAATCGGTATTTGACGCTGCAACATATTGTATTCGAGGTATCGCATGACCTCAGTCTTACCAATTCCTGTTGGGGCTTTGATAACTGTAAAGTGTCCTTGCATCAACCCAAGTATCTTATCATCTAGAGATTGAATACCTGTCGGAACATACTGATGTTCTGGAGTATCGTGATACAACGATAAGAATTGTTCAGACGTATTGATAACATTCTCTGGTGTGTGCTTTTGTGGCTTGAACCATGCAGACTTAAATTCCTGTATAGCCCCTGCCTTTAAGAAATCATTAGCGTCTTTGTATTTATCATGTGGGACACGATAGACCTTGTTAGGAAACAGTCTAGCCATGCGGTCAGCTACAGCATTTCCTGCTTCATCATTATCAACAGATAACACAATACGCTCAAAACTATTTAACCAATCTGCACAGTTCTCCCAGAGCTTCTTAGAGGGCGTTGCAGAGGGTAAAGAGACAACAGGGTTGATGTAATTGCTCTTAAGTATTTGGGCTACTGAGAGAGCGTCTAGTTCGCCCTCAGTTACTGTTACAGTTTTAGAACAACCTGCAGTAAAGAAGTTCATACCAAATAATTCGTCACCCCTAAAACCATCTTTGGTGTAGAACGCTTTGTCTTCTAACCTACGAACCTTAATTCCCCCAGAAGGGTAAACATATTCTTGTCTGTCTTTAAACGTAAGAACATTGAAGTCTTTCATTGTTGCTTCATTAATTCCACGCATCTTTACATAATTTCCATCAGAGGGGGTTTCCCTCTTTAGATATGCAACATTCATATCCTGATCCTTATTTAATATTCCAGATTTACCACAAGAGAAACAGTTGTAGACATTCTTCTCTTCATTATAAGAATAACAACCTTTGTGATCACAATGCGGACAATCTTGGTGAGTTACTTCTGCCATATTTACCTACTTATGTTTACTTAAGTATTATTATAAATCTTAAGTTTTATACTTACGTTAGGACACTAATGTATATGTACCTTATTTTTATTCTTAGACATCAAAGGCTATCACGTATCTTTTTTAAAGCCTTTATTTCCTTACGAGAGACCCATTTCTGGTGTTTCCCTATCTTATTTG